GCACCATTTCAGTCATGATGTCTGATTGGGCCGATTCCTCTACATCATATAGTTTCATGCGGGAACGGTCCACACCAACTACAAATCTCTTGTATTTGGTTGGGTCGTTATATCTATTCTTCAATTGCTTTACCAATAATTGGCCTAATTCTTCAAGTTCCTCTGTTGATATAAGAGCAAACATTAAATCAGCCGTTGCTGGTAAACCAAACGATTCAGATGTATCCTCTAATCCGACATCAGTATTACTGAAACCAGACCTAGTGGTCTGAGTTGCCGACACTATTGGTACATTGAATTCTACAGCAAGACCACGCAGTTCTTCTGCTATGGCTTTGATATAGGTATAACTATTTATACTTCCACCCATGCCACGCATGCGACTTGAGGCACAAATATTTAAATAGTCAATATATATCATATCAGGCTTAAAGTTCTTTTTAAGCTTAAGCTCATTAAGTAAAGCTCTGAAATGACCTGTATGTGCTGAGCCAGTAGGATATTCTTTTACTATAAGTTTACCTACAGAGGCTTTTGCAATTTTTCCAATCTTATCATCAAATACATTTTTAGGTAATGAGTTTAAAGATTCAATTGGAAGGTTCATAAGGTTAGCATCGATTCTTTCAGCGATTCTTTCCTCAGCCATTTCCATAGTCACATACAAAACATTCTTTCCTTGATTAAGAACAGATGCTGCGCAATGACACATGAATAATGACTTACCCACACCGGTACCGGCAAGGGCAATGTTAAGTGTCTTATTAGGTAGACCACCTTTTGTTATTTTATTAAAATAATCTAAATCAAATGGTATTCTATCTTCTTTACGATTATAAAAGTCAAACCTTTCATCACTATTGTCAATATAATCGTGACCTATCTTTTGGTCAAATGATACTCCAAGAGCTTCAGATAGTATTTCAGGTATAGCACCTTCACTTCTTAATTTGTCTTTTCCATCGATGATTTGTATTGAATCCATGATAGCATTATAGACTGCTCTTTCCTTACACCATTTTTCTGCTTCAGTTATTAAATAATCAGTATCAACTTCTGATTTTTCTTTTATTTCAGTAATTAATATTTGAGCACTATTTAATATTTCTTCTGAAGCATGAACCTTTTTAAGTTCAAGTTCTAAGATTTTTGACGTTGGTAATTTATTATGTTTGCCTACAAATTGTACAATTAAATCGAATACCGTTTTATGAGTACCTTCAAAATATTCTTTTTGTAAATAAGGTACTACTCTTCTACAGAATTCTTCGTTATGTAGAAGATGATTCAGTATGTGTGTCGGTAGTTGATTCTCCATTTCCAATTCCTATTGTTGATAAATTATTTTCTTTAGCGTATTCTAAAGAATCTGTTATTATATATTGTAGTACAGCGCCTAAGTAATTTTTAAATCCTTCATCTTTATTTAGCTCATCAATATTAAATTCAGCTGGGTCAAGGATTGTATAGTTGAAACTTAAAGTTGCTATGTCAAGAGCTTCATCTTCTCTTACTCCAACTTGTCCATATACAACTGACACATTTTTCCAAGTCCCAGTTTTTAATTTAACACCATGAAAAGCGCTTGCTTCGTTTTCGACTATTGCATAGTCTTTATCGGTTATTTTATACATTACTCTGACTCTATATCTAAATCAATATCAATCATTGGTCTATGACCGATTGAATAATAAGTTTTTACAAACTCTTTAAAGTCTGTATCTTCAAAGATTGGTTCCCAAAACTTTTTCTTAAGAGTTTCTTTTTCTCTTACTTTAGGTTCTAGTATTTCGCCAGTTTTCATATCAACTGCTGCATACCAACCAACATTTGGTTTAGTGACATATCCACCAGCCATTGCTACATCAAGCAATCCACTGTATTGTTCGATACCACCTTCCCATGAAACACTAATTGGTATTTTAGATTGTTCTTTTACAAACCTTGATTTTTCTACTTTGATTATAAAATGATACCCTTGTATTTCAGTACCTTTTTTCTCTTGGCGTCTTCCAATAATCCAAATGTTATCTGCTGAGTAGTAAATACCTGTACCACCACCAACAACATCTTTTGGAAATAATCCAATCTCTTTATATGTATGGTTAACAGCAAGTAAAGGGATGTTCTTCATAGTAAGATAAGGAGTGACCATTCTGAACAGTCCCTTTAATGCTTTAGCTCTTGACATATCTGCTACAGATTTTTCGTTAAGAGCATCTTCCAACTCTTTCTTAGAGGCTAAGTTCCCAATTGAATCAATAACGACTATTACTTTATCGCCTCTTTCGATATTTTCGAGTTGTCCTACTAAATCAAACTTAAGTTGTTCGACATCAGTAATTGGTGTATGTAATACTCTACTTGTATCAATACCAAATGTTTCAAAGTAAGATTGTGGTGAACCAAACTCTGAATCATAAAAGAGCATTACAGCATCTTCATATTGCTTTAAATATGCTGCTCCCATCAGCAAAGCAAATGAAGTTTTAAAATGTTTAGATGGACCTGCTAGAACTGTAAGTCCTGAAGTAAGTCCTCCTTCAATATCGCCTGATAATGCAACATTAACCATTGGCACATCAGTAACGATTATATCTTTTTCAGCAAATAAAGCTGAGTCTGATAGAATAGCAGTATCTTTAATCTTACTATTCTTTTTTAATTTATCCATTATAGACATATTATCTTCTCCTACCGCGTGCGGTAATAAATGCATCATTCATGCGTTGTTGTTTACGAGCTCTTGAAACAGCTTCAGCTTTTTTTCTTTTTCTTTTAGCTGTAGGCTTTTCATAGAACTCTCTTTTTCGTACTTCTTGTACAATACCTGCTTTTTCACAGGCCTTTTTAAATTTTCTTAAGGCTACATCAAAAGGCATTTCTTTTGGCGGCCTTCGGTCCCTGGGATTTCTTTTCCTAGGTCTCAAATCAATACTTGGCATAGTCACTCCTATTATTTAAATTCATATAGTATATTATAACATAAAACGGTCCAATTGTAAAGGACTTTTTTCATATTCATAAGTTCTTTTTTTGTTATCTTGAACTAAGAACTTTGTTTCAATTGTTTCGAGATTACCAGCTAAATATTCTTTAACCATTCTTGCTGGATGTTCAGCTGTAGTCACTGGCACATTTTGACAAATATGATTCAATGACCTTTTAGGATTAAGTAATATAAAGTCATCTGGTAATTTCATTAAAGATAGAGCTTCTCTTACTGTTAAATATCTATCTTCATCTGGATGAGTTAAGCATGTTGGCATATGACCTACAAAAGCTCCTATTTTATCTTTAGGTACTTCAGTAGTTTTTCTCATTATATTGCCACCCGCTTTTAGTTTATGATATTGTCTATCGCATTTCTTTGCTACATTATCATATCCATTTTCACGCATCCATTTAGCAACTTCTTTATAAGTTGTTCTTTCTTCAATGTAATCCATGGGATTAGTTGTTTTTTCTATTTTCTTTTGAAACTCTTTATGCGTGATACCACCCTCTAATACTTCTAATACATATTTATAATATGGTTCTTCGGAAGGAGTTTTATCATTACACAATATTTGACTCATTGGGTCATCATCTCTTCTTTCAACTGCTCTTATATCATCAGCTATCATTGATGGCTTTTCTAATACATAATCAAATAATGGTACTTCATCTCCTTTCCAAAAGAAATAAAATGTTCTATCTCTTACTTGACTTAAACCATGTAATATTGATTTTGTTTTAAAGATACTAAATGTATAGCCATTATCTTCTCCTATCTTTCTTAATCTTTTTACAACAGGTTCTCCCATCTTACTTGCTAACCTTGGAGCATTTTCTCCCCAAAAAACATCTGGCTTACATTCACTTAATACATACTCAGCTGACTTATACATCCAATCGTTCATAGGATTATTACTTGCAGCTGATGGACTAAGTGAGCTTAACCCTGCACATGGGCATACAGTATTAATCACATTAACTTTTTCTGTGTAGCTCGCTCCCTCTGAGAGATTCAAATACGGGACCTTTTCATTATAATAGTGTCTAAGATGAGATTCATTATCTTGAAAGCCCTCAAATGTAAGAAAATATTTTGGCTTTTCTCCAAAGACATTTTCCATTGCTATTGTTTCTCCACCTATTAATGGTACTATACTTGCATAACTCATG